AACAAATAAAAAAAACAAACCAAAGTTTTACAAACTTTAGTTTAAAAATAAAATAAAAACATTTGTAATTGCTAATAGGTGGTTTTTTCTTTTTGCTTCTTTTTCTTTTAATTTTTGTAAATCAATAATTTATTTTAAATTTATTTTTTACTTAAAAAGTTAATTCTATCTTAATTTTTTTTAGATGTGTCAAAAATTGAAATAGTTGTTGAAAATAGAATTATTTAGATTAAATTGATTTGAATAATATTTTAATAATAAATTAATTAAAGTTTTATCTCACGCGCTAAATATCACGCGCGCTTAAAACGCGAAAAAAAAAATGCAACAGACAAAAGAATTAAAAATAAAGCAATTATCTAAAATCGAATCTTTTAAATTCTTGAACGAAAATTTAGACTATGTTTTAAATCAAATAAGCAATAATGTAAGCTACGCTACTTTAGCAAAAGAATTTAATATAAATGTAGCTAATTTATGCTTCTTTCTCAATCAAGATGAAATAAAAGAAAAAAAAGAAGTCGCTTTACAAATAGCGTCTTACTCAATGATTGATGAAGCTAAGAAACATCTTGAATCAATAGACGCTGATGATACAAACGCTAGTGTTCGCAAGAAGTGCGAACTATCTCAATTTTCAACATATTTAGCTAAAGTCAAAAATCGCAAAGAATTTGATTTAAATTATAAAGATCAAGCAAATGATCAACTGCAAGTAATGCCGAAGCTTGAAATAATACTGAATAATAAATAATGCAAATAGCATTACACAAAAGACAAAGCGACTGCTTCACATCTACAGCAACTGAAATTCTTTATGGTGGAGCGGCCGGAGGGGGTAAATCTCACGCAATGAGAATTATTGCAATATTTTACGCCTTAAGCGTGTCGAATATCCAAATTTATTTGTTTCGTAGATTAAGTGAGGATTTAAAGAAAAACCATTTAGACGGCTCTAGCGGGTTTACTAGTCTTTTAAGTGAATATATTGAAAGCGGATTTTGCAGAATAAATGCAAGCACTGCACAAATTATTTTCAAGAATGGCTCTAAGATTAATCTATGCCATTGCCAATATGATAAAGATGTGCTGAAGTATCAAGGAGTTGAGATCAACTTGCTTCTAATAGATGAGCTTACGCATTTCAGCGAATATATTTATAAATTTCTTAGAAGTCGGGTAAGACTTGGCGGTCTAGTTATTCCAAAAAATCTAAAGCAATCATTGCCGAAAATCATATGCTCAAGCAACCCGGGCGGTGTTGGTCATGAGTTCGTTAAATCTTATTTCATTGAAAATAAAGAGCCGATGAAGCTTTACAGAATGCAAAAAGAAGAAGGGGGGATGCTTAGGCAATTCATACCTGCCAAGCTCTCAGACAATCCTACAATGACTGAAAATGATCCTTTATATGCTGAAAAACTTCTAGGACTTGGTGGAGCACTAGCAAAAGCAATGCTTGAGGGTGATTGGGACGCTATCGAGGGGGCTTATTTTGATAATTTTGACGCAACAAAACATATTGTTGATTATGTGAATATCCCGCACGATTGGTTTAAAATTAGAGCATTTGATTGGGGCTACTCTAAACCTTTTTGCGTGCTTTGGGGTGCGGTGTCCGACGGCTCACTTGTTGATTGTGGAGGTGTTAAGCGTTCCTTTCCAAGAGGTGCAATAATCATTTATCGGGAGTTTTATGGGTGCACTGGTAAAGCTAACGAAGGCTTGAAAATGGGAAGTGCTGAAATTGCTAAAACTATCAAGGAACTACAAATGGGCGAAAAAATGGATGAAATGCGAGCCGATCCAGCAATATTTGATGTTTCATCTGGTCAATCAATAGCTAATCAGTTCGAAGCTCAAAACATTGGTTGGCTACCTGCTGACAATAAAAGAGTTGCTGGTTGGCAACAAATAAGGGCAAGGCTTACAGGAAATGAAGATGGGCAACCACTTTTATACATCACAAAAAATTGCAAAAATTTACTTAGGACATTGCCAACCATGCAATATGATAATTCTAAGCCCGAGGATCTTAACACAGATATGGAGGATCATGCTTGTTTTATTGCTGGCACTATGGTTGATACAGATAAAGGGAAAATTGCAATTGAAGAACTTGATCCTAATTTTCACAAAATACTAGCTGGCAATGAATGGACAAATAATTATTATCCATCCTTGACTAAGACAAAAACAAAAACCATCAAATTAACTTTTGAGAATGGAGTTGTAGTTATATGCACTCCTAAACATAAAATACTTGACAATACTGATGCTTGGCGATATGCTAAAGATTTTAACAATCAATTAGCTTTATGGAACCAAAAATTATTAGCAACACAAATTGCAAAGCCAGTGCGTTGCGTAAGCGTAGAAGATTGGAACGAACAAGCGGTTTATTGTTTATTTGAGCCTAAAACTAATTCTTTTACAATTGAGGGCGGTTTAATTGTTCATAACTGCGACACTTTAAGATATTTATGCATGACTAAACCGATTATGCCAGCTGAAATTAAAAAACCAATGACACTACAAGAATCAATCAACAAAGAGCTGGAAATTCAAAAATTAATTGATAAAATCAAAGAAGAAAATAAACTATTGACAAAAAGAAAAAGATAATTATATTCAAAAATTATGAACATGAACCAGATTGAAACACAAGACGAGTTAACTACCGCAAAAGGCGAAAGAGCCTTGATTGATATTTGGCGAAGAGAAATTGACAATGCTAAAAATTATCACGAAAAATCGAAAGAAACAGCAAAAAAATTTCAAGATGTTTATGATTGCCAAGAAAATGAAAATAACAATGCTGATAATTACCCGATTTTTTGGAGCAATACCCAGGTTTTAAAGCCATTACTTTTTAGTAAACTTCCAAAAATTAACATTGCTCAAGCTAATTATAACAATGATGAAATTGCTAGGGTCGCTAGTGAGTTAGTTGAAAGATTGTTAAATTATCAATTAAAAGAGTCAGACGCTGAAAATCAAATTGAAAAAGTAAGGGATACTTATTTGGTGCAAGGAATTGGAATCCCAAGAATTGTATTCATACCACCCGAGCCCTTGGAAATAAAAACTAAGGTTAAGAAAAAAATTAAAGTTGAAAAACCTGAAGATAATAATTATGAAAATAAAACTAGTAAAGATTACACGGTAGAAGCTGCTCAAGAAATGGAAGTTGAAGAAGAAGAAACTTCTTATGATGTTGATGAGTCAAAAAAATCTTTTACAATTGAATTTGTAGATTATCAAGATTTTCTTAAGTCAACTGAAAAAGAATGGAAGAAATTAAGATGGATTGCTTTTAGAAAATATTACTCAAGAAGGGAATTAGTTGAATATTTTGGCAAAAAAGGTGAAGAAGTGCCAATGACTAATAAGAAATTTGAATACTTACAAGAAGAAAAAGAGGATCTTTATAAACTTTGCGAAGTCTGGGAGATATGGGATAAAGAAAATAAAATTTGTCATTTTATTACTTTTGCTGGCAATGGTTTTGTTTTATCAAGTGAAAAAGACGGATATAATCTTAAAAATTTTTTTCCAATCCCAATGCCAATGGGGCTAAATGAATCATCTAAGTTATTGCCACAACCACTTTATCGCCAATATAAAAAACATGCTGAAAATTTAAGTGAAATTGATGATAGAATAGCTAGCTTAATTAAACAAGCAAAATTTACTGGTGTTTATACATCTTTTGCCGAACAAGCAGATGTTGAAAATATTATGAACGGCGAAGATGGACAATTTAAACCATTAAAAACCACTGCCAATATTGATGATGCTAGAAAATTAATAGTATTTAAACCGCTTGCCGAGATTGTTAACACTATTACAGCTTTAAGACAAGAAAAACTTGCTTTAAAAGCTGATATTCAGGAAATTACGGGATTAAGTGATATTGTTAGAGGCTATTCTGTGGCAAGTGAAACAGCAACAGCTCAACAGCTAAAAGGTAATTTTGCAATTTCTCGTATTCAACCATTACAAAAAGAAGTTGAGTTTACTATTAGAGATACTTTAAGATTGTTAGCTGAATTAGCGGTTGAAAAATATTCAATTGAACAGTTGATGGAACTAACTGGTTTAAAAATTCATGATGTTGAAAGAATTAAAGAAGCAACACAAATGAAACTTGATGCTCAAGTTCAAGAAGCTCAATCTATGTTAGATCCTAAAGATCCGCAATATCAAGAAAAACTTCAAATGTTATCCGCCCAAGCTCAAGCTGGTTATAAAAAAACAATGGATAAAATTATGGAAGATCTAAAAGGTTTTGCTATTGAATATAAAGATTTAGGTAAACTTGAAAAAATGCTCAAAAGTGATAAATTGAGATGCATAAATATTGATATTGAAACCGACTCAACAATTAAGATTGATCAAAACCAAGAAAAAGCTGATAGAGTTGCTTACATTCAAACAATTTCTGGAATGGTTCAAGCAATGGCTCCAGTTGTGCAAAGTGGCGTAGTTTCAAAAGATGCCTTAAATGAATTTATCATATTTGCAAGTAAACCCTTTAAAGTTGGTAGAAATCTTGAAAATTTCCTACGAAGCGATGATGAAGATGCTCCAGATGCTCAAGAAATGATGGCTCAAATGGAAATGCAAATGAGACAAAAAGAAATGGAAATGAGGCAGATGGAGTTGCAATTAAAACAACAAGAATCAATGGGTAAACTTCAAATTGAACAACAAAAAGTTGATGTTGAAAAAGCTAAATTGCTAAATCAACAAAATGAATTTGAGACTAAACTTGAATTTGAAGATGCTAATAAACAAGCCGATAGAGAAAGCAAAAGACTTGATTTAAAGGTTAAAGCTGGAACTGAAATCGTCAACGAGCAAATTCGTAATGCTAACCAATCAACACAAATTTAATATGTTAAAAAATGGTAAACCTACCAGAAAAGCATTGGCATTAAAAAAATGGGATCGTTAAATGACAACTAAACGACTTACTTACATTAATGGAAAAGCTAACTGGTTAGAAATAGAAGTTTGTTCAATAAAAAAACTTCCCGAAGGTTTAAAAGAAGATTTAACAATTGATGGCTATATCAATAAATATGGTTCAATTTATAACCACGCCGATGGAAAAAATTATACTACTAAAAAAAGTTATTTTGACGCTCTAAAACAAACAGGGCATCATGTTAAAGACTATAAATAAAAGTACTTGACAATTATTATTAACCAATTATTTTATTATGCTAACAGAAAACTACAAAAACGAAATGCTTGAATTAATCAAGCAAAATGTTGATAATCAAGAGCAACAAGCTGTTGAAAATCAAAATGAAATTGTAGAAAATACTTCTAATGATAAAAATCAAGAAATTGAAACATCACAAGAAGAAGAAACTGAAAATAATGAGAGCCAAGACGAAAAATTAGAGTTAAATCTTGATAAAGAATTATCTGGATTACCTAAAGAATTAATCGAAGCTGTCAAAACATTTAAAGACCCTGAAGATAGGGAAAAAACAATAAAAATTGCTAAGGAACAGCGTGCAAGAGAAGACAGGCTACATCTCCAATTAGGCAATACAAAAAAAGAGCTTGAAAATGTAAGCGGATTGTTAAAAAGAATAGAAACAAATCCCGCTGAAACTTTAAAAGCTTTAGCTGAAAGAGTTGGTTTTGATATAAACCAACTTGTAAATCAAAATCCTGTTCAAGACGAGTTATATTATACTCCTGAAGAGATGATTGATAAAAAAGCTCAAATTATACAACAAAATTCTTATAAATTATTACAGGACGAAGTAAATAAAAGAGAATCAAAAGAATTATTGGCTGAATTTTTAGAAGATACTTCACATAGCGAAGAATTAATTGCAAATTACCAACAAGAATTTGTTAATTTTTATAATTATGAATTACAAAAAAATGGTATTCAAGATTATTATCCTCAAAAAATTAGAAAACAAGCACTTAAAACTGCCTATATTAAACTTGAAAGATTGCAACCTGATTATGAAGAAAAAATTAGAGCAAAAATTTTAAATGAAGTAAATGGGCAAAAAAAGGAAAAATTTGATGAAGCTAAAAAGCAACAAAAAATTTCTAAACCTGTTTCAAATGCTAAGCCAATGACTTATGAGGAAGAACAAAAAGCTTTAATCCGGAAATATTTATAAAACATTATAAATTTTAAATATTTAATTATATGTCTGGAAATTCAAATTATACAAATTTAATTTCATCTACTTTAGATAAGTTTATGAAAGAAAAAATTACCTCTTCTGTAATTGGTAATAACGCATTGTTAAAAGCTTTACAAAGTAAAGGTAAAATCGTTCATGAAAACGGCGGTAAAAACTTTATTGAAAACATTGCTTATTCTTCTAATTCAACTGTACAATGGCAAGATCCAACAGATCTTCTTGACACTACTCCACAAGAAGAATTTACCACTGCGGTATTTTCTCAAAAATTTATTTCAGGAACTGATCAAATTTCTGAAAAAGAACTTTTGCAAAATGCTGGAGAATCAAGAATTTTTAATTTGTTAGAAGGTAAAAGACAAGTTTTACTTGATAGCATTAAAAATCAATTAGGGTCTGCTTTATTTGGTGATGGCACTGCTTCAGGTGGAAAAACTATTGGCGGTTTACAACTGTTAATTGCTGATGATCCAACAACTGGAACTGTAGGCGGTATCGATCGTGCTGGTTCTGGTAATACTTTCTGGAGAAACCAAGTTTATGACTTTTCTACTTCTGCTAGTGGCAATGCTTCGGCAACTAACATCCAAGCTGGTATGAATAGTCTTTATTTGTCTTGTCAAGTTCAAGAAGGAGCTTATCCTGATTTAATTCTTGCGGATACCAATTACTTTTCATTTTTTGAAAATTCATTGCAGCAAATCCAAAGAATTACAACTACTGGAGAAGGTAAATTAGGTTTTGAACAATTAGCTTATAAATCATCTGCTGTTGTTTACGATCCAAACTGCCCTAGCAACCATATGTATTTTATAAATACTGATTATGTTAAATTTCAACATTTAAATAATCCATTATTCACAAAAGGCGACACTCAAAGACCAGTTAACCAATTGTATTTTATTACGCCAATTTATCTGTATGGTAATTTGACTATTAGCTCTGCTAGAGTTCATGGTGTTGCTAAAAACTAATTTTAAGGAGAAAATATTATGGCTAATTTTGTTTCAATAGAACAAGAAGTTATCAATCAAAAAATTGCTGATACTTCAACAACTCAAAATTTTCCTCTTGGAAAAATTATTCAAGCTTACGATAAAGATACTATTGCCTATGGTAATGGTGAATTTATCTATTTAAAAGGGGTAGCTTCAACTGCTGTTGGAGAGCCTGTTATTTACGATTTAGACGCAGGAACTTCAACTAGAGTAGTAGCTGGATCAAGAGGAAATGTTGCAATTGCTATGTCGGCTAATGTTGCCCACCAATATGGTTGGTATCAAATCGCAGGAACTGCTGTTGCAAAAACTGGGACTGTTGCTTCTGGTGCTAGACCTTACGCAACTGCAACCGCTGGCACTTTAGATGATGTTGTTGTTTCTGGTGATGCAATCGATAATGCTCGATTCATTACTGCAAATGGAACTCCGTCTGCTGGTTTTGCTTTAATGCAAATCAATCGCCCTTCTATGAATGGAAATGGCTAACAATTTTAGGGGTGGTAATAATCACCCCTAAAATATACTAATTAATTAAAATGATATATAAACTATGAAAATTGTAGAACAAATTAATCAACACAGAGTTGAAGAAAAAGATAAACTTATTATCCAATTTTTTGATAAAAAAAGACAAATTACTAATGAAGATTTTGAAACAATTAATGTTTTAAATGAAAGTGGTAATTTTATTTATGATTTATATGTTGAAATTTCTAACAGAGATGATCCGTTTGCTGTTGTATGTAAAAATGTTGAAAAAAATGACATGATTATAAATGTAAATGGAGTAAAAAAAAGATATAAGTATAATGAGGTATACAAAAAAGCATTTGCAATTTATCAAGCAAGAAAAGAAAATAAAGAAACAACTGATGGTAAGGATGATGAAATCAATCGCCTTAAAAAAGAATTAGCTAAATTGCAAAATTCTAATAAAAAAGGAAATAAACCAAAAGAAGAATCTGAATCAATTCAAACTAATTTAGAATAATGACTTTACTTACTCTTTGCACAGATATTTTAAAAGAAACTAAATCAACAAATATTCCCTCTGCCATTATTGGTAATAATGATGATGTTGCTAAACAAATATTTCAAGTTGCAAAGGTAAGTATTACAGATTTGGCAAGAAATTATCAATGGCAAGAATTACAAAAAGAATATAGTTTTTCTAGTGTTGTTGATCAAGCAACCTATAACTTGCCAACTGATTTTGACAGAATGATTGATAATACATTTTGGAATGCTAGCCAAAATTGGGCTATGATTGGAGGATTAACTCCTGAAAATTGGAGAATACTAAAAAATTCTTTATTAACTCAAGCCGAAACAATAGAATATTATCGAATTAAAAATAATCAAATAGTTATTCACCGAACTCCATCTGTTGTAGAAAGTTATGTTTTTGAATATATTTCTAAATATACTGTTAAAAGTTCTTCAAATGTAGAGCAAGCTGAATTTTTAGCTGATACCGATGTTCCAATAATTGATGAGTATATTATAAGATTAGATACAACTTGGAGATGGTTAAAAAATAATGGTCGTGCTTATGCCGACGAAAAAAATATTGCAGAAAAAGCGATTGCCGAAAGAATAAAGGCTAATGGCTCAAGAGGTACAATAAATTCTGCTCCAACTTTAAAAATGTATAATGCACAAATTAGTGCTTTTAAACCAATAAATGTTTAATCGTGATAAATGTAAGAACTTCACCTTCAATATTACAAGAAAGAAACGGACAGGCTTTAAGGGTTAATGTACCCGCTCCTTATGGCGGTTTAAATACTCGTGATAGTGAAAGCAACATGGAGCCTACTGATGCTGTTGTTTTAGAAAATTTTATACCACAACAAGGTTCTGTTAAATCAAGAAATGGATATAGTGAATATTGCACTGGATTAACAGGTAATGTGGAAACTTTAATTGAACATTATTCTCAAAGTGTAAGAAAATTTTTAGCTTGCCACAATAACCAAATAACAGATATTACAAATCCTTCAAGCACAAGTGTATTAGGTTCTGGATATTCAAGTAATAAATGGCAACAGGTAGCTTTTAATGGCTACACATTATTAGTTAATGGAGCAAATGCACCTATTAAATTTGACGGCTCTACAATAACAAGCAATGCTATTAATCCAACTGGAGGAACTGCTTCAGCCTTAAATGGAATTAATATTTTTAAAAATACTGTTTATGTTTGGGATACAACTTTGCCTTATTTTTGGCACGGAGCAGTAAATGCTATATCTGGGACATTTTCAAAGTTCGATTTATCTTATGTATGCCCTAATGGTGGAAATGTTATTAGAATGGAAACAATTTCAAGAGATGGCGGGGCTGGAGCTGATGATTATTGTTCTTTTATTATGTCTAATGGTTATGCGGTTCTTTACGAAGGAGATGATCCAAGTAAAGCTAATCAATGGTCTTTAATTGGCGTTTATAAAATAGGTGTTCCAATGTCAATAAGATCAACAACAAAAGTTGCTGGTGATGTTGCATTATTAACAAATCAAGATTTCGTGTTATTTTCAACAGTATTGCAAAATGAAGGTCAGGCTACACAACAAACAAAATTAAGTGGTGCAGTTTTAGAGGTAGCTCAAGATTATATAAATAATAACGGTTGGGAAGTAATATCTTATCCTAGGGGTGCATTATTATTTTTTAATGTTCCAGTCGCCACAAATACAAAATACATCCAATATGGATTTAATACAATTACTGGAGCAGGTTGGAAATTTACAGGATTAAATGCTATTACTTGGGGTTTGTATAATCAAAAACTTTATTTTGGTGGAAATGGTAAAGTTTATTTATTTGATGACGGACTAGAAGATAATGGGACTTATATTAACTGTAAAGCACAAACAGCTTACAATAATTTAGGATCTCCTGCAGAAAAAATTGTAAATAGCTATAGAAACACTATAAAAATTGATGGATCTGCAATAATTAATAGTATTGTTAATTTTGATTATGGTAGAACTGAAAGCAAACAAACTAACTCGGTTGAAGCAAATGGTAGTATTTGGGATGAAGCCGAATGGGATATTGCAGAATGGTCTAGTGAAAATGAAACACAAAACAAATTAGTTTACTCGTCAGGACAAGGAGTTGATTTGTCAATGAGGATTGAGGCTAATTTAAAAGGACAGCAATTAAGCTGGTATCGAACAGATTATAGTGTTAATGTTAGTAATATAATTTAAAAATTTATGGGAATTGGAAGTAGTTTTAAAAAAGCAGTTGGAAGCGTTGCATCAAAATTACCTGGCGGAGATACTAGACTTGGCGGGGTTGTATATGGTGCCGCTTTAGGTTCTTTAGCTGGACCTTTAGGTACACTTGGAGGAGCAACTGGTGGATACATGGCTGGAAAATATGGAAGCGAATATAAAAAAGCAGATGGAACGCCAATGTCTGCCGAAGAGATTCAAGCCATAACTAATAACAGTTTATTTTCTCGGTTATCATCAACTGAGCAAAAAGATTTATTATTAAATAATCCTAATATTATAACCCCCGAAGGATCTCAAATTTATGATCCTTACACAAACACAATTAGTTTAAACGAATCCGATTTTACTAAATCACAAAGACTTGATCAAGAGCGATTAGCAAGTGAATTAAGTCGCTCCTTAAGTGGAAATTTACCTACAACTGATAATGAAGCAGTTAGGCAAGCGACTTTTGAATTAGGTAAAAAACAATTAGAACCTGAGTTAAGAAGTCAAAAACAAGCTTTAGCGGTTGAATTAGCTAATAGGGGCATTCCAATTGGAAGTGATGCTTATAATAGTGAGATGAACCGTTTTGAAAGGCAACAAGGCGAACAATTAAACCAATTATCTTTGCAAAGTTTATTAACAGGTATACAAACGGCTGAAGCTCAAAGACAAGCAAGATTTAATGAAATATCTTCTTTACTTGGTAGAACTCAAGTAGGAGCGGGAACTAATTTTGGTCAATATCAAACTAATTATCAAGGTTTAGATTTAATGGGAGCTGAACAAGCGTCTTTAAATAGACAATCACAAGAAGGAATAGCTAGAAGACAAATTAATGCTCAAGCAAACACAGCTAAATGGCAAGCTGGAGGATCGTTAGTTGGTGGATTAGCTCAAGGAATTGGTGCAGCTGGAGGAGTCAGTAATTTCTTTTCAGATGTTTCTTTAAAAACTAACATTAAATTTGAAAATAAAGTAATAAATTACTTGCCTATTTATTCTTTTGAATATAAAAATAGCAATCATGGAGCTGGACGCTTTGAAGGTGTTATGGCTCAAGATGTTGAAAAAACCTATCCTGAAGCCGTCAGCATAAGCCCTGAGGGTTATAAAATGGTTGATTACTCTAAAATTGGAATTGATTTTAAGAGGGTTAATTAATGAGACAAAATGTAAGAGTCGAAACATTAGCACGAAAAGGACAAAATGTAAATAGACAACTTTTAGAAAATGCCTTAGCACAATCACAAGGTGTTAGTCAATTTGCTATGAATAGCGATAACTTTGGAGGTGGAAGAGCGGGGGCGTTTGGAGCTGTTGCTCAAGGGTTAACTGCTGGAATTGGTGCATACGCTCAATATAAAAATCAACAAAAATTAGTTGAATTAAATGCAAGCGATGCAGAAGCTTTTGCTAGTTTCGCTACTGAAAAAGGTAATCCTGAATTAGCAAGCATAGCTTCAAGATTAAGTCCTGAAAGTAGAGAAGCTTATTATTTATCAATGATATTGCCACAATCTCAAAATGCTAATATTCCTTCAGCGATTAGAGAATTTGAATATTATAAAACTTTACCAACAGAACAACAAGCTCAATATCTAGGCGTTAAAAGAAATATAGCTGGCGAAGGTGGTATTGTTAGATCAACAGGAGCTATTGAAACATTAGGAGGCTATGGACAAGCTGGAGCTCAAAAAACAGGAATGGAACAAACAGCTAGAAATGTTAGCGATTTAAGTTATAAACCATCAATTGCTGGACAATCAACTTTTGCCCAAGGAAAAGCGGAAGAAGATGTTAAGGCACAAGAAAAGCTTAACAAGGTTAATGCCGATTCTAGCAATTTAACAAATTTATTAGATTCTTTAGCAACTCACCCGGGCGTTCCTGATTTATTTGGTGCTAAAGGCGGTGGTGCAATTTTATCTTATGTTGGCAAAAATGAGCCAATTGCAGGCAGTAATGCGGCAGGAGCAAAAGCATTATTCGACCAAGTTAAAGGGCAACAATTCCTACAAGCATTTGAAAACTTAAAAGGTGGTGGTCATATTTCTGAAAAAGAAGGTGAAGCTGCAACCAAAGCTTTTTCTGCATTAAATGAAAATATAAGTGAAAAAGAATTAATAAAAAATATTGGAATATTAAAAAGCACTATTGAAAAAGCTAAATATAGAGCTGAAGTCCGTGCAAGTCAAGGTTATCAAAGGCAATCAAGTCAACCACAACAAAATATAGAAAAATCTGTTTTATTACCACCAGCTAATACACCTGCAAAATCTAATATTAAATTTTTGGGGTTTGAATAATGCCAATAGCTAAAATACAATTACAAGATGGCAGAATAGCGAGGTTTGAAGTTCCAGATGGAACTACTCCTGATGAGGTTATGCAATTTGCTAATAATCAATTTGGCGAACAACAACAAACTCAACCAAGAACACCAACTCAACCTAATCAATTTTTAGAAAAAAACACACAACCTCAACCTATTAGTCAAGGTGAAGCTTTTTCAACTATTGCAACAAATCTTCCTTTAACTCCGAGACTTTATGCTGGAACTGCCG